AGAAAGTAAACATAAAGCAAATTGACAAAGCACCCCGTGACAAAATGCTGCGGGGTGCAGCTAAAAATAAAAGAATAAAAAAATAACCTTTTGACCGAAAGGTTGCCTCTTAAATAGAGGTGAAAGGAGTATTATTATGGGTAAGACTTTAGCAAAATATAATTTTAAGAACAGCGGATTCCCGATGGTCTATGAAAAATCAACTTTTGAGTCTTTAGTAGGAATGTTTCCAGTAGTATTTTATGATGATTTTATCGGGGCTGATGTAGTAATTCCCGCAAGTGGTTCAGTTGAGTCAGGTTGTAAATGGTCTAAAAAGATTGTAGGTGCTGCACCTCCGACAGTAGCAAAAACTGCTGATGGTGTTAATGGAATGGTATTAAATTCCTTAACAAGTGCTGACCAAAAACAGGACGCAGCTTTACACATGAATGATGAATTAATGTTTAGTATAGCTCAAGGTGCAATTTTTGAAACCAGATTAGCATTAACAACTTTACCGACTCTAAATGGAGTAGCTTCCTTTGGTTTGTGGGGTGCATGGGCTGATGGTGGAAGTGCTTATCGAGTAGGGTTTGAAGTACCTGCTGGCGGTGTGGTAACTTGCGAGTCTGATGATAATTCAACCGATACTGCTGCAGCTTCTTCTACAACTTTGGTAGCTGGAGTATATCATATATTTAGAATTGACTGCACTACCCAGTCAGATATTAAATTCTATATTGACGGTGCAAGAGTATGCAGTTCGACCACTTTTGCTAATGCAGCTTCGGCAGCTAATAGCAAATGCCAACCTCATCTTGGATTATATAAGGCAAGTGGAGCTGGACTTGGCGTAATGTCAATTGACTATGTAAGGATATTCCAGAACAGAAGCTAAAAGAATTAATAGGGGGCGGGGAAACCTGCTCCCTTATTTTAAAGGAAGTGAATGAAATGTGGGGTGGAATAATAAAACCTCTAACAATAATAATAAAAATATGTCCATATTGTGGAGCTAAAAATGAAATAATGAGTGAATATAATTCGGATAATACAGCAGGAATGATTTTTTGTATTGAATGTGGACAACCTATTTATTGAAAGTGAGGTGATTAAATGATAGTATCTCTTGAAAATATATTAAGCTATTTAAATGTAGATATCGGCTATTTTACCATCAATGCTTCTCATGATAAATTAATTTTAGCTTATGACGGCGGTAGTGCCACGAGTGTAGAAGTAGATGACGGCACGTATAACGGGGCAGATTTGGCTACTGAATTACAAGGTAAAATAGATACTGCATTTACTATATCATCTACGGTTACCTATTCGACTACTACAAAGCTCTTTACTATTGATGTGGGCGCAGGTCATACAATAGCATATACTCATACGGGTAGCGATGCAGGGCTATTATTTGGCTTTAATGCTGACCACGCAGCAGCCCAAACTATAACATCGGATATAGCAGCCAGTGATCCTTCGGAGATTATATCAGTTATTCATAATTCGGTTGAGGATTGGGTAGAGAATTATTGTGATAGAAAATTTGAGGCGGCTCTATATGTGAAAGAACGACACGATGGTAATGGACAGCCAATAATATATTTTGAGCAATATCCAATATTAGCAGTTAATCTTGACGATTTAGTCTGGGATAGTTCGGCAAAAACAGTAACGAGGGCTGATGGTGGTAGCTTTGTAGATGATGGCTTTGTAGCAGGTGACAAGGTATTAGTGCAAAATAGCGATAGCAATAGCGGTCTGCTTACCATAGATACAGGCGGGGTGGCTGCTTTAACTTTAACCTTTACCGATACTATCACATCTGATACTGATGATGACGATGTAATATTATCACACTTTAGGGAGCTTTGGGTTGGCAGCAGTAAAATTGATGAAGATAGTTATGAAGTGTTTGATGACCATATATATTCTTATGGCAAGTTTAGTGAGGGTCACGGTAACGTTAGGATGACTTATTATGCAGGGTATAGCTCCGATAATATGCCTTCTGACCTAAAGCTGGCAATAAAAATTATAGTTAAATATATGTATGGAAAAAGGCAGGAGGAAATATTCGGGGTAAAGAATTATAAAGTAGGGGATATAAGTATAACTTTAGATGTTGGGGATATACCGAAGGAAGCAGAAGCTATTTTAGATAAGTATGTTAAGAGGGAGATTGTATGATAGGCAAAAAAACAACTCTTGAATTGAGGCGTAAAACTGAAACAAGCGATGGCATGGGGGGATTTACTATAACGTGGGCTGGCTTGCGAAACATCACCGATGTATTATCTACCATTCGGGGTGATGAAAGATTAAGTGCTGACAAAATGACGGTTATTGCCTCGCATTACTTTTATATCGATTATCCTATAGGCGAAACAATAACCGAAGCTGATATATTTGTTAAAGGAACAACTACATATAAGATTATCTATATTAATAATATGGGGCATACACAGGGGAAACGATTAAGAATAACGTTAAAAGAGGAAGTATAAAATGAAAAATGTATTATGGTACGGAGTTAAAGTTGTTCAAAAAATAAATAAGGAAAATAAAAAGATAATATTGAAAGCTTGTCTAATGGTGGAACGTGACGCTAAAAAAAGTATTGGGCTTGTTCCTTCACCATCTCCACCAGGACACGCACCCGCTGCACCGACTGGGCGGTTAAGAAGCTCTATTACACATGAGGTGGAAGGCACGACTGGCAGAGTTGGCACAAATGTGGAATATGCTCGTAGAGTAGAATTAGGTTTTGTAGGAGCAGATTCATTAGGAAGGGTTTATAATCAGTCACCACGACCTTATTTGCGACCTGCTTTACATAAGAACGAAAAAGCTATAAGGCAAATGTTTAAGAAGATTATATAAGGGGGATATCATGAAAGATATTTATAAAAAAATGTGGGGAAAATTTAAAGAGAAATATGGAAATGAATATATTATATTTGAGGGTGGAGATTCAGTAGAAGATACTATGAATGAATTTGAAAAAGAATATTTAGAAGAATTAAAAGAATATAACGAATATATTAAAACATTTAAAGCTGGTTATGGTTTAAAACCTACGACATCGAGACCAAAACCCAAACCAAGACCAAAACCATATAAGTAATAAATTTAAGGAGTTTATATGCAAGTATTATTTACTGGATTATATTCAAAGTTTTCTAATAACGCAGCACTCAAAGCGGCAGTATCGGGAATGTATCTAAACGAAGCACCGCAGGGGACGGCATATCCTTATATAACATATCACAAAATTAGCGGGGTAGCTGATTACACATATACCGAAGACATGGAAAACGTGATAATACAGTTTTCTATATTTGATAATAACAACAGCTCGACAACGATTAATGATATATACACGAAGCTGACGGCTCTATATGACTGGTGTTCATTAACCGTAGTGGGTTGGGATTCAATATATATGCGAAGGGAATTAGATAATTTAACGAGAGATAATGGTGTTTGGAATTACTTTGTACAGTATCGATTAGAGATACAAAAATAAAAAAAGAAAGAGGTGATTAATTATGGCGGAACAAGCTGGCAAAAACGGAAGCGTTACTTTTACAGGATTGACAGCAGGTGTTAAAAGTTGGAATTTAGATGGTGTAGCTGATATGCTCCCAACTACCGATTATAGTGATAGTGGACATAAAACATTTATCGGTGGTTGTGATGGCTGGACAGCAAGTTGTGAACTTAACTGGGATGCAGTTAATACGGTATCGGAAGGTGATAGTGCAACGCTAACTTTATATATCGGGGCAGGTGGTACAGCTCCTAAATATGAAGGGACGGCTCTTGTGGCAAGTATTAGTATTAGTAGTGTCGTTGAAGGTTTAGTAACTGCAACAGTTAATTTTCAAGGTACTGGTGCATATAGTTATACTGCTTCCTAAAATAAATGATAAATTGATTATGATTAGAGGTGATGTAAATGACTGAAAAGGCTGGAAAATTAGGAGCAATATATGCTACTTATGGTGATGGTATAGATATAACAAAAGCATATTATTGCACAGTAAAAGGCTCGTTGGTAGTTGCTGATGGTGGGACTGACACGGTCTATGTAACCTATAAATACTGGAATGAAGGTGTATATGCTCATAAAGACGCTGAAACCTGGCAGGCTGACCATGCCTACGAAGTGGGTGATAGGGTATTACCAACGACCCCAAATGATTATTATTATGAGGTTGCAGCGGGTAATGATGGAACTTCGGGAGCAAGTGAGCCTTCTCCGTGGGGAACTACAGTTGCAGGTACTACTGCTGATAATACGGTTACCTGGACTTGCCATTCATACAGCGAAATCGGGGTAGTATGCGGCTTCTTTAGCTGGAATGCTGATAATGTTGTCGATATGTTACCAACAACTGATTACTGTGATGATGGGCATAAAAC